GGTGACTGTGCCAACGCTGGTGCAGCACGCTATGGCAATAACATTGTTATGAATGCTACCGCAATCGGAGTAGTAAACGCTGCTTAATCAAATAGTTTAACAAACAGAGGGAGGACTCTGTCCTCCCTCAACTTTTATAAGGACATAAAATGTATATCACAAATCCAGAAGAATTTGGAAAAGAAAAAGTTTATTGGTGCAATAAAATATTGGGAGAATATTTAATTTATAAAATACATCTTCCCCTGCTTTGCAAGGACGGAAATAACTTCGGTTTTGCTAAAACACAATCACTGGAAGAGGTTTTAGAAAAATTACCCTTCTGGCTAAAAGTTGCAAAAAGGTTTTAAATTCGCTTTGCTGGTGTAAAGGAACGTTCAATTCGTTCCGAAGCGATTAAGGAATGGGATAGATTGGAACTTATAAGCCAATTGAAAGCGAGACTCCCGCTTCCCATTCCTATTTTCGGAGTACAGAGAGTGAAAAATGACAAGTGGAATTTATTGTATTGAAAATTTAATAAACGGAAAGAAATATATCGGGCAATCGGAACGATTGGAAATTAGAAAGAAGTGGCATTTTAGTGTTTTAGAAAAAGGAAATCACGATAACGCTCATCTCCAAAACGCATATAATAAATACGGAAAAGAAAATTTTATATTCAGCGTATTAATTTCTTGTAAGTCTTTTGAATTGACTAAATATGAGCAGTTATTTATTAATTCGTGCTCTTCTGATTGTTTATATAACCTTCGCTTAGAGTGTGTGAATAGCAATTTAGGAATCAAATGGTCTGATGAAAGCAGGAAACGAGCGTCTGAAAATCACGCCGATTTTTCTGGTGAAAATCATCCGTTGTTCGGAAAACACCATACGAAAGAAACTAGAAAAAAGTTATCGGACTCCCATAAAGGATTGCAAGCTGGAGAAAATCATCCTTTGTATGGAAAACATCATAACAAAGAAACAAAAATGAAAATAGGGGCATCTCGCATAGGGAAAAAACTAACTCCTGAGCACAAAGAAAAACTTAAAGGGAGAATTCCTTGGAACAAAGGAAGGGGGAAGAAGTACGAACCAAAACCCCCAATGATAAGTAAACCAAGAAAACCTATGCCCGAAGAGTGGAGAAAGAAGAAAAGCCTAGAGATGTCTGGAAAAAATAATCCGATGTATGGAAAAACTCTTTCTAAAGAAAGTTTGGAGAAAAGAAATGAAACAAGAAGAAGAAACAGAGAGCTTAAATCAAGTCCTGAATAAAGACCTTTTTTGGTGTAGAAAATGTATGACCTTTTTACCAGAAAAAGAATTTTATGGTAGCGTTGATAAAAAGCTAGTTGATAGTTCGGGTAAATTTTCTGTCTGCAAAAAGTGTATAATTAAAATATATGACCAATTATTTGCAGAAACAAACAGTATAGAAAAAACCATACAAAAAATGTGTACAACGTTAAACGTTAAATATTCAAATTCGGCTATGGATGCAACTAAAGCTCATATATCCACCCTTATAGATGGCGGGAAAAAAGTAAACGCAATCTTTTCTATATTTCTTATGAAGCTTTTTGCAACAAATCCTTCAATGGATAAAAGTGTAGATATTGATTTAACATACTCTGACGTAGGAACCATATTTACATCAGATACAATTGATACAAAAAAAATACCTATTCCAAAAGACCTTGTTGATTTTTGGGGTTCTGATGTAAAAGAGGATGACATTCGTTTTCTTGAAAACGAATATATTGAATTAAAATCTACCCATAAATCAGACACCCGGGCAGAGGTGTTGTTACTCAAACAAGTGTGTTTCTGCCTTTTGGATATTAAAAGAATTAGACTGGCGGGAGATGATACCGGAAAACTTGTAAAAGAATTGCAAGACCTTATGAAAAATCTAGCTATATCCCCAAATGTTGCCAACGCAACTGCAAATCTAAATAAAGGAGACGAATCTTTTGGATTGTGGATACAGGATATAGAACGCGAAGAACCCGCTCAGTGGTTAAAGACAGACCCAAGAGCCGACCCCTACCGGGATGTTACCAATGTCGAAGAATATTTTCAGAAATATATTGTTAGACCTTTGAAAAATTTCATAACAGATTCGCGCGATTTTAATGTAGATGAAAGCATTGAGAATGAAGCCATATTAGATTTAAATATTCCGGAAGATAACGAACCAAATAAAGAAGAACTCGGAGTATAAAGCATGTCAAAAATTCTTAAAAGGGCATCGTCTCCTTTTTTAAAAAATATGAAATCTTATGGTAAATCGGGTGAGCCGATACAAATGATAACTAGCGATTTAATGGATAGGCAAAGAACTGAAAGAATTAAAGCATGGGTTACATTTTATAGAAACAACCCTTCGCTCTTTATAAGTCACTATTTAGGAGTTCAGCTTTTTCCTTATCAACATTTTTGGATTAATTTAATGTCGCGTTCTACCGAATTTGTTGGGATTGCATCTAGAGCTAGTGCAAAAAGTTGGCTGATTGCTATTTATTGTATAGCAAGATGCATATTATATCCGGGAACAACGATAGCTTTGGCATCTGGAACAAAGGCTCAAGCTGGATTAATCATTGCGGAAAAATGTGTCTCCTTAATTGCAGAGCACCCTAATATAGCCAGAGAAACTTTAAGTATAACTACAAATCAAAATAAGTGGGAACATGTATTTAAAAATGGTTCTAAAATAAACGTGGTGGTTTCTGGGGAAGGGGGCAGGGGTCATAGAGCACATATAACTGTGCTAGAAGAGCGCCGTTTAATTCCAGATATAATTATAGATTCTATTATCCGCCCTTTTCTTGTTTCTAGACAGCCTCCTTATATGAAAAAGGAAGAGTATGCTAAAATAGATGAGCTTCATGAAGAACCATTAGAAATTATTATTACCAGCGCTCATTATAAATCATTATCGTGGTATGCTGAAACTAAAAAGTTTTTAAGGATGATTGCAAATGGTGACTCAGATACAAAAGCTATATTTTTGGATTATCCAATTTCAGTAAAGCACGGAATAAAAACAAAGAAACAAATGGCAAGAGAAAAAGAAAACATGGATGCAATTTCCTTTGAAATGGAATACTGCAACCGACCCTATTCAGAATCTAGCACTAGTTTTTATAAAATGGATTTATTTTCCAGAAATATAAAACGTTCTTGGAGACCCATTACTGATGAAGTGTTTGTCTCTGAGAAAAAGAATATTTATGAAATCCAAAAATTACCAGATGAATATAGAATAATTTCAGTGGATATAGCGATGAGAGCAGGGGTATCTACAGACAATACTATCATTACTTGTGCACGGTTATTCCCAACTAAGAAAGGGTGGCAAACTGATGTGTGTTATATTGAATCTAGCCACGGAAAAAACACCAATGTACAATCTCTTCGTATAAAACAAATAGCTAATGAATTTCAAACTGATACCGTTGTTCTTGATATTTTAGGTTCTGGAATTTCAGTATTTGACGCTCTTTCTTCTATTACAAAAGATGAAAATAGAGGCTTAGAATACCCGGCTTGGACAATTATGGATAATAATTCAGGCTGGATTGACGAAAAAGTGTATTACGAATTAAGAGATAGAACGCTTGGGGCAGATGCTCTCCCGATTATTTATCCTGTTTCTGCAACACTTTCTCTAAATTCGGCTATTGCTGTTTCTTTTAAAGACAGATTAAGAAGAAAACTGATTTCCTTTTTAGTTGATGATAACACAGAAGAGGATTACCTTATACGCTTGGGGGATAAAAATATTTTAGACCAAACCGATTCTGGCATTCGGGCTTATTTACTTCAAGCCCATTTACAAACTAGTCTTCTTATCAATGAGTGTATTTCATTAGAAACAGCATTTATTGGAGGCAATGTTCGCCTTACTGAGCCACCCGGGGCACGGAAAGACAGATTTTCTTCGTGCAGTTATTTAAATTGGTTTGTTTCGCTAATGGATATTCAATTGCTAAAAGAAGCAGGAAGTGAAATGAGTGATGAAGAATTTCTTAGAATGTGGCAACACACGTAAGTAATATCCTGTAGCAACTAGCCTTCGCGGGGCGAAAAGCATATTCTGAATGCCTGTTGCTACAGTATTACATTTCAGAAACTTATTGCAGAGATAGGGAGAAAATAATGAGAAAAGGAATTTATTGCAAAACCGGAATTTATGGAATTGTAAACTTGGTTAACTGGAAAATATATATTGGAAAAGCTAAAAACATAAGAAAGCGATGGGGAGGTCATCGAAATAAGCTAGAAAGAAAAACTCATGATAATGAACATTTTCAAAACGCTTGGTATAAATACGGGGGAGATAACTTCAAAGTCGTAATTATAGAGGAGTGTTTGGATGAAGAGTTGATTGAGAAAGAAATATTTTATATTTCTTTTTATAGTACAGCGAATCGTGAATTTGGGTATAACATGACAACAGGAGGAGATGGAATCCCCGGTCACAGGCATACAGATGAAACAAAAATAAAAATATCAAATTCCCAAAAAGGGAGAGTGCAATCCAAAGAGCAAATTCAGAAAAGAAAAATAACTATTGAAAACTGGACGGATGAAGAAAAAGAAATAGCTAGAATCAATAGTTCTAATGGTCATAAAGGTCAAGTTGTTTCCCAAGAACAACGGGAAAAACTTTCTAAATTGTATAAAGGAAAACCATCGAAACGAATAAATTATGTTACCAAAGAGGAAACGAAATTGAAAATATCTATAGCTATGACAGGGAAAACAAAAACTGAGGAATCAAAGCAGAAGCAGCGAGAGACAATTAAAAATAAAACCGAAGAAGAGAAAAAAGAATCAAGAAAAAGGATGTCAGAATCTGCTAAAAAAAGAGGAATTACAAACTCTTTGGAAAAATATTGGATAGAAAGGAGGGCAATAAATGAAAACCAAAAATAAGAGCGAGAATAATTTTTCAGAAAAAGAATTAATAACCCCCGAAGAAACATGGTCTGTAATTGATTTTGCCCGGGCCATGTCCGGCATGTATGGACAAACCTATGTAAATCCGATGCTGGTTAACGAGAGATTAAAAGATATCAATCTTAACCCGATGGCGGCAACCCAAACCGCTCTCGATGATGCGATGGTTAGCCCAAAAAACAGCGAAACAGCACTCCAAGAATTTTCACAGGATTTTGAACTACGCTCCATGATTTATAAGAAGCTTATTTCCTATCTGGCTAATATGCTGGCATTTGATGTTACTTATACATCAACGGCTGAACCAGAAGATTATTCTTCTGCTAAATATAAGAAAGACCAGAAAGCCGTAGAAACATTCCTTGAAAAATTCGAATATAAAAGCGAGCTAAGGATTGCTGTAAAAGAAATGCTTAGGAACGATGCATATTTTGCTTGTTTTAGGGATGTTGGTGATAAATATATATTGCAGGAACTCCCACCTGAATATTGTAAAATAACCGGGCGTTGGGGGAGAGGATTTATGTTCAGCTTTAATATGTACTGGTTCTTGCTCCCCGGGGTAGATGTTAACATGTATCCTGATTTCTTTAAGAAGAAATACAAGGATATATGGGTAAACTCCAGTACGCGTGATTATAATCCAAGTTTAGCCCCGGAGTTAAGAGCTAAAAGTCAATGGATATATTGGGTAGATATCCCGGTGGATTTGGGAGTATGCTTTAAATTAACTCCCGAACTTGCCACAAGATTACCATATTTTACACCTCTTTTCAGCGATTTAATTCTTCAAAGTTTAATGCGTAATCTCCAAAAGAATATCAGCATGGCAGCCGCCAGCAAGATTATTCTCGGAGAAGTACCGCTTTTAAATAAAGAAGTGAAAGCGACTGTAAAAGATACGATGGCTATTAGCCCGGATTTACTTGGTAAATTTATGGCTTTGGTAAAAAGCGCTATTTCAGAATCAATCAAAATGGCTTCCGCACCTCTCACAAACATGAGGGGGATTAGCTTTGACTCTGATAATGAAATGTACGATAGTTACGCCAGAACGGTATATGCCTTAAGCGGCGTTAATACTAACCTTATCTTTACAAGTGATGTAAAACCGAATGCTATCGAAACGCAGTTAAGCTTAAATGTTGATGAGCAGATGATGACAGACTTGTATGAACAATTTAATATGTTCATGAACTACCAAGTGAACAAATTGGCAAAAACATTTAAGTTTGTTATTGAGTTTGAGGGAACTAATTTCTTTCTCAATAGAGATTCTCGCTATGATAAAGCGATGGGACTATTCGATAAAGGAATAGTAATGCCTCAAAAAATTGCTGCCGCAATAGGGATGAAACCTGCTCAACTTAGAAAGCATATGGAAGAAGCCGCTGCAATGGGCTTTATGGATAAACTTACTGTTCCTACTCTTGAAGGACAGAAAGAAATTGCTGATATGACTATAACCGCACAGGAAGATGCTACGGACAAACAAATTAAAGCCCAAAAAGAATCTGCGGATAAGCAGATAAAAGTACAGAAAGAAGCCGCAAAGTTAAATCAAAAAGTAACAACTACAGATAAAGTTACCAGCGGCGGGGGCGTTAAGACAGCGACCAAATCGGTTTCAGCGCCTGCTGTGGTAGCAAAGCCCACGGAAGATAAAGGACGACCAAAAAAGAAAATTTCCGAACTTGGTGAAGAGGGAGTCCAGACGCGTACAGAAGGAACAAATATTGGGAGAGGAGGAAAACCGAGATGAATTTAACAATATCTTTGAACGATGCTTTTAATGAGCAAATCATGAAGGAATATGGTAATGTACTGGTATACGCCCAACTTCAATCCGTCTTTGAAAATTTACAGTTGACTAAACTTGCAAAATATTTCGGAGACCGGTCTGACGAAGAGAAAACCCACGCTAATAAATTTATGGCTCATATCAACGCAAGAACGGGCGGAAAAGTAACAATAGGCGAAGCACCCGCGCCAAATCTCGGAGACTTAAGTCCTTCCGGTATTGGGGAATTGTATGTCAAACGAGAAGAAGCCACAACAGAATCAATCGAATCGATTTATGACCTCGCTGACAGTGAACGTTCTTATGTTGATTTACCCTTTATTTTGGAGATGTTGAAGGAACAGGTGTCCGAAGAGGATGAAGCGAGCGAATTTTCCATGAAAGCAAAGAACGTAAAAGATTTTGTTTTGTGGGACGCAAGTTTCAAATAGGAAATGCCTATGTACAATATACACCCCGAAACAATCCCTAAAATACTTATAGAGAAAGGAGGCAATTATGGAAAAACTTAGCTTTACAATTGATAATATTGAACTTATTGATGACAACCCGGATTCAAGTTTTTCTCTGCTTTCTCTTGATTTTTTTGCATCTGGAGCAAATAAACATGACATGTATGTGTCAGAGGAAACCCTGCTTAAAAAAGCGGATACAATTAAAAACTGTCCTGTCGTTTGGCAGTATGACCCCCAACTTGATGACATAGGAACGCACGGGCCAGAAGAAACTCCGTGTGGTTTTATCCCCCAAGATACTGAAATAAAGAGCAGGAAACTTGTGGATGGTCGAACCATGTTGACAACTCTCAGTTATGTATGGAAAAAATACAGCGGAGACCTCTTAAAATTCTTTAAGAGAGATGGAGCTAAACCTATCAGTGTTGAAATGTCTCTTTTTGATAGCGAGTTGCGTCCAGACAAGCTTAGAGAATTAAAAGACTTCAAGTTTGAAGCTGTAACAATTCTCGGGTCTTTTGTTACTCCTGCTATTCCTATGGCTACAGCTACCGTTCTTCAATTTTCAAAAGAATATCAGGATGCTTATGAAAAAGAATTTGTGCCCAAATATCCTGAATTAGACTTTTTAATTCCCATTGTCCTAAAAGACAATGCGAGAATAGCCTTAGAGAAAGCAGATGGTCATGCGACGGCTGTTTCTACGACAATGGCAAGATATCTGGTAAAGAATGAAAAAATAACTCCCGAGAAAATTTACCAGATGGTGCAATTTTTTAGTAGAAAACCTGAATACATTGAACCATCCATCGATTTTTATGGTGGAAAGGAAGGGGCAGTATGGAGCAAGGCTCTTGATGATGCAATTGCATTAAAAAGAGTCTCTTATTTTGATACAGGAAAAGAAATTACTTTTCCTTATAAAACCACGGGAGAAATGAATCCCGCATTAAAAGGTATAACCCCTCCTATTACTGCCGAGCAGGGCACTACAATTGCTGCACAGGCAGATGCGATAGGTGGAGAATATGGATGGCCGACAGCCATCAAACATTTTAAAGATACCCATAAAGTCGAAGATGGCAAATGGGTAGAAAAATCAAAGGAGGAAAAGATGGCTGACGAAATCACAAAGCCTAAAGAAGAGATGGCAGTAGAAGTTCCAAAAGAGGAAATGGCATTCCCTGTTGAGGAAAAACCAAAAGAGGAAATGGCATTCCCTGTCGAGGAAAAACCAAAAGAGGAAATGGCATTCCCTGTCGAGGAAAAACCAAAAGAGGAAATGGCATTCCCTGTCGAGGAAAAACCAAAGGATGAAAAGAAATTTGAATTTCCAAAGAATTTTAACCTTGAAACCATGAGTCGGATGTTTTCTGATGACGAAGACGAAGACGATGTTAAGATGGCAAAAGAGGAACTCAAAAAGGGAGAATTCGCTGAACCGGGTATCGTTATGGCTGGCATGTTTGCAAAAATGTGCAAAATGGCTGCGATTGCAGCTAAAATGGCAGAAGAGAACAAGGCTTATATGGCTGAAAACGAAGAACTAAAGAAATTTAAAGCAGAATCCGAATCAGCAAGAAAATTTGCGCAGGTTGATAAGACTCTTGCCGAACTTTCAGAAAAAGTTGTCATCCCCGATGAAGCGATGGCGGAGTTCCGCGCAAGCGCCGAAAACTTCTCATTTGAAAATATCGGCGCTTGGGAAAATGAATGCAAGGCAAAATCATTTGACTTCGCTGTAAAGAAATTAAGCAAAGAAGATAAAATAGAGAAAATCGGTTTACCGTTTAATAGCACGGGTCTTCGTAAGCCAAGCAATGATGTTTGGGCCGGCGCAAAATAAAGAAGGAGGAAAAATAATATGTCTCATGGAATTTTAATCCCATTGCAGATTGCCGCTACTAACATAGATTCGTGGACTCGTTCTGCTGTTACTACGGCAACTGAAGTTGATAATGGGAATATTGTTAAATTAACGACCTATGGTGTTGCTACAGGACAGGCAGAAGTTTGGACTGCTGTAACTCCATCCACAGGCGACGGTCTCACCAACCTTTGGATGGTATATGAACCAGAACTTGTATGGACAGGTAGTTACCGTGGCTTAGACCCGGACGTTCGTAATTTTTCTGTGGCAGCTACACGTGTTTTCAGCGTGTTCAGCCCTCAATTGGGCGACCTTTTGAGAATGACTGCTGATAATCTTGTTACCGGTACTGGTGCTGCTCTTGGAAGTTTCGCGATTGCAACAAACAGTACGGGGGGCTTGAAACCAGTATGGACTTCTGGTTGGACAAGTGGTACTGCTGTATTTGCCATGAAGTGCACTAGCATTACTTCATATATCAGCATTGGCACTGGCGCAATTGACAGCCAAAGAATCGCTAGTTATGACTTTGAAGTTGTCCATCTATAATTTGGACAACACATTATTAAGGAGGAAAATTAAATGGCTTATGGTGTTATAATTCCCGTTGCTATTGCAGCAACAAACGTGGACGCGTGGAATCGTTCCGCTATTTCGTCTGTAAGTATTTTCGAAAATGGTGGTGTTTGCGCTCTACTTACTAAATCCACAACTGCTGGAGAAGCAGAAGTGTGGGCAGCTACCGTACCGGCTACTGCCAATCTGATGAACGACTGGATTGTGTATGACCCTGAGTTGGTCTGGACTAGCAGCTACCGTGGCTTAGACCCTGACGTTCGTAACTTCAGAATTGCAATCGGTCAAACCTTTTCTGCGTTTAAACCACAAGTGGGCGACCTTATCTTGATGAGTGCAGATGCTTTTACTGGCGCAAAGGGTGCAAATACTTTTGCAGCCGCCGTAGATGGCCAAGTGCAGTTCGTTTGGGTTGTTTCTCAAAGTGCAAGCGCTGTCGCTTTGAAATATATTGCTACTCAGTATATCAGCATTGGTACTGGCGCAATTGATACTCAACGATTTGACGCATATCTCATGGAAGTAATTCCACAGACCTAAGATGAAAGTCTTAGAGTCTATATCATATTCTGTTAATATTATAGGAGGAAACAATAATGACTACTAACAAAATTCCTGCACAGGTTGTTCTATTCGCAGGTGGAGAAGCAAATCTTAGCCCTTACAAAATGTTCCGCGATTACTGGAATCACTATCAATCCTTGAACGGGAAAACCGGCTTGGAGTTTGCGACAACGACAGTGAATGCTGCCGGAGAACCTGTATCTATTTCCTTTGATGAAAAGGAAAGCGCGATGAATGCGACTCTCAAGAAAGAAATCATGCGCGTTGCTGGAATTGTCAGCTTTGCTGACTTTCCCCTTGAGACTTGGGCATCACACCCAACCCTTAAATGGGCGACCTTTGCCGTTGTAAGTGCGATGATTGATATGATTCTTCCGGAGACTATTATCGAAAGTACTGGTTTGTACGCGGACACAAGAGTCATCGGATTCGGAGATTCGGCGGCTTTTGACGTAGAACCACGTGACATCTTTGTGGTTTCTAAATCCGGACGTGCAAAGAGAACCAGTGAAATCCACAAACAGTTCAAGGGGCAGGTTGTTATTAATCCTGAACAGCATGAATTAACTGTCGGGGTAGAGCTTTATCGTGTACTCGCTGGAAAAGAATCCTTAGCTATCTTTGTTGCTAAAGTTGCACGCTCTATGGAAACCGCTTTGGCGACTGAGATTTACAATCTATTTGTAACCACAATGTCCAATCTTACTACCGGGGCTACTGGTTTGAGAGTTGTTGGTTATACTCAAACTGACTTTGTTACCCTTGCACAAAAGGTTGCGGCTTGGAACGGTGGTGCAACACCCGTTTGTATCGGAACTCAATTGGCTTTACAGAACATCTGGCCTTTGGATGGCAACTATCGCTATGATATTACAAGTGACCAAGTAAAGATTGGTTATGTAAAGAACTTCATGGGTACAGATACTGTTGTATTACCTCAGGTTGCTAACTATGCCAACCCATTTGCAACTTTGCTTTCCGACGGCTATTTATGGTTTGTAAGCACTGGCTCACAAAAAATAATCAAAATAGTTTTGGAAGGAAACACTCTTTCCTATACCAGCGATGTATATGGGGCAGCCAACTTAACGCAATCATCTACACTTTACAAGAGTTGGGGAATGGGTGTAGCCACGAATTCCGTTGGCGGATGCATGAGTTTATAGTTTTGCCTCTTGACAAAATTATAAAAGTGTGATATAATAAATAAGGACGGATAGAAATAGACCGTACATCTATCTTTGAAAAATGCCTTCCTGAGCATCTTCCGTCCAGCTTTATTTTTCAGGATTATATTAATTTTACAGGAGAAATATGTCAAGAAAAAATAAATTTACAATAGAATATGTTAGAGATTATATAGAAAAAGAGGGCTGTTTTCTAATTTCAGAAGAATATAAAAATTGTGATAATCCTTTAAGAATATCATATCCCTGTGGTCACGAAGGAAGAAACACTTTTTATAATTTCAAAGTTGGTCATAGATGTGATATCTGTGCCCACGAAAAACTTAATGAATTAAAAAGAAGAAAAGAAAAAGACATAATTTCCTATTTAAAAAGCAACAATCTGAAATTCATTTGTTTTCCAAAAGGATATAGAAACGGTAATTCGCTTGTAATATGTGTATGCCTTTCTTGCAATACAAAAATAACCAAAGCTGTAAAATTATTTTATAGGGAATTTGTTTGCAGTAATTGTTCTTGGAAAAAGATGTCAGAAAACAGACTAGGGGATAGAGGAAGTAATTGGCAAGGAGGAATAACATCTTTGCGTGCTTTTCTTTCTAAGAGAATTCAAGATTGGAAATTGGAGTCTGCAAAGAAATATGATTACAGATGCTTTCTAACAGGAAAACCATTTGAAGAAGTTCACCACCTCATGCCCTTCACAAAGATACTAGAAGAAGCCCTAAGCAAAAGCAAAATGGATGGAAAGCCGGTATCAGAATATAACCAAAAAGAATTAGAATCTATTGCTAAAATTTTTACGGAACTTCATAAAAAATATGGTTTTGGAATTCCGCTTACTAAGAAAGTGCATAGGAAATTTCATCAACTTTTTGGGAAAGAAAACAACACGCCTGACCAATTCTATGAATTCTGTGACCATATAAAAGTAGGAGAAATCTAAATATCAAACTAGCCCCCAACGGGGCTTTTTATTATATACAAGGAGAAAATCAAATGGCACGCACTACAAATAAGACCACTTCCACGGCGGCTGGTATAAACCACAACGCCAACGATGCTTACATTCGGCAACTGGAAGAGCAACTGGCAATGTATCAAGCCAAAGAAGAAGTTGAGGGAGAAACAGAAGTTACCATTTCTCCTACCGAGTATATCCGGGTGATGAGTCTTTTATCTTTTCGACTCAACCTCTGTACCAAAGAGAGAGGGCAGGGAAAGATATTCAAATTTGACAAATTTGGGCAGGTTAAGAAAATCCTATATACCGACCTCTTGGATATATTAGAAGTAAACGGGCACTTTCTAGAAGCAGGTTATTTCACCATTTTAAATCCAAAAGTTATCAGGGCACACGGGTTAAACGAACTTTTCGAGAAAACATTAACCAAGGAAAAAATAGAAAAAATCTTACTTGGCACTGATGAAAGCATCGCTCTCTACACCTCCGCAAGTGAAAGCCAGCGCGGAATTATTGTCGATATGATTATTCAGAAACTGGTTGAAGACCCTGCCAGTGTTGATTTAAACCTTGCCGACAAGATTTCCAAAATTTCCGGCATCAACATTGCTCAAAAAGCGGAAGAAACACGAGAGTTGTTAAAACCCGTAGTTATAGAAAACAAGTAATAAAAATAGCCCCGGGTAATTCCGGGGCTTTAAGAAAGGAGGCTCAATATGATTGGCATATACTGTATTGAAAATATTGAAAACAATAAAAAATATGTAGGTCAAGCAACCACGATAGAACAGAGACTTATTACACATACAAAAAAATTAAATAACAATAACCACATAAACGAGCATCTCCAATCGTCATATAACAAGCATGGAAAAGAAAAGTTTATATTTTATGTTTTGGAAGAATGTGAAACAGAAGCATTAACAGAGAAAGAGCAATTTTGGATAAACTATTATAATACCCTTAACAACAACTTTGGATACAACAAGAGAGAAGCGGGTAGTAAAGGTAAACTATCTCCAGAAACAAAAAAAAAGATAGGAGAATCCAATAAAAAAAATCCTCCTACTAGAGAGTGCCTTGAAAAATCCGCTGAAAAAAGACGAGGAATTCCTTTGCGAAAAGAAACAAGACAAAAAATAGCAGAAGCCGGTAAAAAAAGAATTGTCTCTGATAAATCAAAACAAAAAATTTCCATAGCTAGGAAAGGAAAAAAGCACTCTTTAGAATCAATTGAACTCATGAAACAAGTAAAAACTGGAGAAAACAATCCCGGGTTTGGAAAAAAGAGGAAAGGAGCACTTTCTTCTTATTTCGGAGTCACTTATAATTCCGATAGAGAAAAATGGATTGGACAGTTTCGGTTGTTCAATAATTCATATTTTTTAGGATATTTTCTAACTGAAATAGACGCAGCCGTTGCTTACGATAACTGCATAATAGAAAAGAATTTCCCTAATCCTTTAAATTTTCCAAAGAAGCAAGGAGGTGTATAATGACCACAAATGGAACTCCGTTTTCTGATATATACGACCTCTTTCTTATGACCATAACTGACTATAGGCTTACTTCCCTGTTCGAGGAATCTATCGTTGATTTTGAAACTTTTTTAGAAGCATGGCTTAGATTTTCAATAAGTGATTTTACTATCTGCGACCAATCTCTGGTATATACAGAATCAACAAAGCTTTTTACAGCTACGTTAACTGACAAAAATCAAATAGTATTAGCGAAATTGATGATGATGTACTGGCTTAAAAAAGAAGTCGCAGATGTAACTCAATTTAGGCTTCACGTAACCGACAGAGATTTCAAAGTCCCATCTGAAGCACAAAACTTAAAAGAAAAGCAAGCGTACCTTATCACTATAAAAGAGGAATGCTCTCAAATGCTAAATGACTATGGTTATAAAGCGGCCGACTGGACAAGCTGGTATAATCAAGATTTTTCAGGAATTTAGCTATGGCATACAAATATTTAAAAGCAAGCAGTATGGCACTTACACCGGAAAGTCAGTCTGATTTAAAAGACCAGTATATCGGACTTTTTCAAGAAACTCTCAACGACCAATTTTATAACAGCAGCGATGTATGGACTATAGAAGAAGAAACCTCTAACGGTTCTGCGGTATATGCCGACATTGATGTTCGTGTAAACACCCTCATTAATGCAGAAACGGGGTTAAAATTAGGGGATGATTGGAAAAGAATACTTTTTAAAGATATAGACCATCTGGTTGAATTGGGGAGGTTGTTCATCTTTGATGGCAGCACTTGGCTGACAATAAACACTGAGTTTATTAAAAACTTGGCAGGGTCATCTGCAATCAGGCGCTGTAACAATACTCTCCGGTGGATAGACGAGGACACGGGTGCATATTACGAGGAACCGTGCTGTATTGAATATCTGGTAAAAGAAGCCAGAAATTATTTTACAACAGGTTCGCCTTTTCCTACCCCGGGCGGTTTTCTTCATATCATAACTCAATTTAATGAAAGAACCAATTTAATAAACGAAAACCAGAGGTTCTTATTTGGAAATCCTGAACACTGGACTTGCTATAAAACAGTAGGAACCGGTATAAATGATTTTAGCAATTTAACCACTTATGATATTGAAAGTGCGAGAATATTGACGCTTGATTTAATTGCAGATTTTGTTAACGAGCAGTTAGATGATGTTATTAATGGTATTGCAGATGTTAATACAAATCTTTATACAATTACTTTGGATAAGGATTCTGTTGAGGGCGCACCCGGGAATACGATACAATTATTAACAACTGTCACTTATAATAGGGATAGTGTTATAAGAAATATTACGTGGGCAACCTCTAACCCGGCAATTGCTACAGTCAGTACAACAGGAGTTGTTACTTTCGTAGCACTTGGAACGTGTACAATAACAGCTACAATCGAGGGGAATCCTCTTACTGATACGTGCAGTGTGGTTGTAACAAACAGCCCTGCCGTAAACACATATATTGTTATTACTCCTAATGAAAATTATATTCTTGAAGATGATATAAAAACATATCATGTGTATCTTTATGAAAATAATGCCATACAGGCAGACAGCTTCACTATCACCTGTAATCGTCACAGCGTTCCTTCAACAAGTTACACTTTTACAACAATAGATGGAAATAGTTTTAGTATTTCGAATATTTTAAGAGATGTTGACTCTTATCTTACGATAAGTTGCGTAAGTGGAACATATACAAAAACAATAGACCTGTATTTACGCGGCGCTTGGCAAAATGATAATATCCCCTATGCTTAGAAAAGGAGAGTTTAAATGATTAGCAACGATTCCGGAATCTACTCAATAGAAAATATCTCTCTTTCTAAAAAAGGAAAACAATCTGGAAAAAATAATCCTTTTTATGGAAAGCATCATTCTAAAGAATCTATAGAGAAAAATAGGCAGGCTCATTTAGGAAAATCTTCTCCAAGAAAAGGGGCTATCGCTTCTGTAGAAACTAGAGAAAAACAATCAGCCGCCAGAAAAGCATATTGGGAAAACAAAAAAAGAGGTGAACCAAATGAGTGATTTTATTTCTCCTGATGTGGGTATTTCGGCTTATAATGATTTCAGGCAATTCTCTATTTTATCATATAACTGCATAAAGCACATGATGAAAGAAAACGAACTAATCTGGAAATTACTTAAATATACTGATTCTGGCGCATGGGGAAAACCTGACTTAACGCAGGAAGAAAAAGCCGCTTTGATATATGCGGGTCAACAAGACACAGCAGAATATCATGTATTTAT